TTAAATAGAAATAATATCACGATAAGTACTACAGGATATGGAATAATCAAAGCGGCTATCAAAACCTGCCACACTTTTATTCCCCACATGAGCTCTGTGTTCATTGCATCATATGGGAACAATGCGTTCAGGTCCATTCTCTAATAATGTTATATAAAGAAAATGGAGTATGGCAAACCCACCAAGCTTCCTGACGGGCGATATTTCCTAAAGATTACGGGTTCTGCTCACAAGCAGATTAACAATGCTGAAGTACAAGAGGCTCACTGTTTCAAGGTTCTAGTTTCACTTGAGGAGTATGATGCAGAAATTCTGAAGAGAGCAGAGGTTTCATCAGAGGAGTGGTTTGGCAGAAAGATTGAGAATCTCAAGGGTGCATTCGATTCATCAGTCACGTCAGGTATACTCGAGGCGCCTTTGACTAAGAAGACGAAGGTGTACGATGCACAAAAAAATGAAGTGGATGCATCCGTTTTGGTACCTGGTGTTAGATGTGACATTATCGTTGAACTTGTTGGTTTATGGTTTATAAAGAAATCATTTGGCCCGGTGTGGAGAGTTATACAGGCAAGACTCAAAAAGGAAACATCAATTCCACAGGTGTACATGTTTCAAGATGAGGCTGATTCAGATGACGAATAAAAAAATTCGCGATGAAATATAAATGATGAGCCTTGATGGAAAGTCTCTCGCTATCATCGCCCTTGTTCTCTTCATACTATACATGATATTCAAGCCCAAGAGCAACAGCCCATTTACTCTTGAAGGTTCACCTATATCCGGATCCATGGACGCTATTCCATCCCCCCCGGTGACAGACCAGGTAATTTCTTCAGCCCTTCTTCCAAAGGAAGTTCCTGTATCTGACGACTTTGGTCAGTTTTCCAGTGACGCGATCCTGGCAAACCAGAATTATTTAGATCCTCGCGGTCAGATTGGGTACCCAGAGACCATTGGCGGTACTCTGCGTAACGCCAACTTACAGTTCCGCTCAGAGCCCGCAAATCCACGCGACCCAGTCAGCATATGGAACCTATCAACAATCACCCCAGAACTCATGAGACCAACCTTTGAGATTCAGGATAAGGAGTATCAGTAAATAAAGATTTCACGTTAGTATACATAAATGGCTGATCGTCTAAAGACTGTTATTACAGAGTGGATCGAGCTAAAGAAGCATCTAGCCAGTGCTCGGAAGGATATGCAAGTTCTTTCCAAGCGCGAAAAGGCTCTCGCTGAGGATATCAAGACTATGATGCTAGAAAACGAGGTTGAGGATGTGAAGATTCAGGATAAGAAGATTAAGCTACGAACCAAGACTGTAAAGGCGGGAATTACGAAGGATGTCATTCAGCACGGTCTCAGCGTTTTCTTTTCAGGTGACGCAGTTAAGGTTGAGACGGTTATTAAGACTATAGTAGACAACGCGCCTTCAAAGGAGCGTACTACACTGCTTCTGTCTGGGGCGAAGTAGGCCCAGGCACACGGGCCTGTCCAGGTGCTTTGCACCTGTCCGATGGACCACTGTGATCTAGGAGAGTTTGAGTTGTATCAATACAGTGATTCAGACGAAGATCCGTGGACAATCTTTGATGAATTTACAATTGAGGATTGGCAAGATTGGTACAGTGAGGATCTTTTGAACGTGTGGATGTCAATTGTAGAGTATCACGAAGAGTGGTATCTTCCATTGCGTAAGACTTTTAATGATTTTTCATATTTTGTTTTTGAAACCGAGGAGGAGGAGGAGGTTATCACAGATGAAGTCCAGGCGATGAGGAATCACCCTTTTGTAAAAAATCGCAATTGGGAAAATTTTTTCTTTGGTGTTGATAAATGAACAAGATTGATATCACCAGCCAGAAGGTTATTCTACCGGCGCTGCTTTTTGCAGCCCTGAGTTCAGGTGTGCTCTTCTTCACGAATAAGGCTGGTTCCAGTGTGATTGGTACCACGCTGATTGTTCATGCGCTCCTGTTTGCACTTATGTATTACGTGATTATGAAGTTTCTTCTCAAGAAGAATCTGACTCGTGCAGATATTGTCGTTCCTCTGATATTGTACGTGGTTCTGACGCCAGGTGTGTTCCTGACCCTGCCACCAGGCTCTAAGGGTGTGTTCATGTCCGGCCAGACGTCCACGCCAGCTGTTGGTGTGCATACTCTAGTGTTTGCTATAGTCTTTGCCCTGCTTCGGAGCAAGTTCCCAGCGTACTATTAGAGACTAAACGCATTATAATGTCAAATGACAATTAGGCATCTTATAATAGGGTGCGGCGGTACAATAATATTTTCGTTCCTTGGTGTTCTCAAGAAACTAGGGCCACTTGATACGCTAGAAGCAATTTCGTGTTCGTCAACTGGGTCTATTATAGGTCTTTTTTACGTATTCACAAAGGGTGACATTGATCGTATGCTACATATGGCCCTCGAAGCCCCTTTGGACAAGTTGGCCCATATTGATGTGAAGGTTTTTCTCAGTAAATTTGGCCTCATAAATACCCGTAATTTTGAGAAGTACATTGATTCACTGTGTTCTTTGACATTTAAAGAGCTTTACGAACACAATCCGATTAAACTTCATATTGCAACGTACAATCTCATGACGGACAAGACAATCTACATGTCGGTTGATACGACACCCGACATGAAGGTTTCGCATGCAGTAAGGAGATCAATTTCGGTTCCGTTGGTTATGATGCCGTGTTTTGTGCCGGGTGAGGGGGGTGTTTTTGTTGACGGATCTTTTGCCGAGGTGAGTCCTTACCAGGTGTTTCTCGGAAAGACTGATGTGCTTGAGATTCGGTATATGGCTTCACCAAAACCTAAAAAATTTCCCAGAACACTTGTCGAGTATGTGTATACAATAGTATTTTCATTCCTTACATGTAGAGTCGAGTACAATGATTTTCCGCGTATCGATATCGAGTCAGATTTGAATGTTCTTGATTTTTCACTTAGTACAGAAAAGAAAATGGAACTATATGTTAAGGGATGTGGTGGGTGTGGTTAGTGGTTATACTTATGTTTATTGCATTATCCTATACAAGATCATATTATTCAACAAAGAAACGCGTTGCATTTTGTCTAGTTGGGGGTGTTTCAAAGTACAATCAACAAGTTGATATTTATACAAATGGAGAATATATAAATTATCGAGGATGTTACAACAGTATAAAGAGACATATTTTTGATGCAAACAATGAAAAGTACCAGTTTGATACGTATATACATTGCTGGAACCCTGATATACAAGAAGACCTTGTGGATCTATACAATCCTAAAAAATACCTTTTTGAGGATAATACAAAATACAAAGATCAACATCAAGGAAACCCGCAAGTAAGCAAAGCCATATCAATTAAAAGGGTTTCGGAGCTTGTTGAAGGTGATTATGATGTCTATATAATTTATAGACCTGACTTGATTCTTATAAAAGATATGAATCTCGATGATTATGAAGATGGTGTAGTATATTCAAATGGGTATGATGGGGGTGATTTTCATTTTGTTATGAATAAAACTGATTTTTATATGTTTGCAGATCTTTTTGAGTTCCCTCCAGATGGTGATAAATATGCACACACTGTATTTAAAAATCATGTAAACCAGTATATGAATAAAACTATACAAACTGATTCAATACGAGCTGGGCCACATCAAGAAGTTGTGCGTAAAGTTTTCAGAGAAACAGATAATGCAAATTTAATAAAAGTTTTACCCGAGTATGGGTTTACTACATATGACCTTGAAAAAATGAAAAATACACGTAAATAAAATATATCATCATTAATAATGAATGTGATCTTTCCTATAGCGGGGTTAGGGTCTCGTTTCGGCTATAAATTTAAACCACTCATTCGCGTAACAGATAAAACGTGTATAGAACTAGCTAAAGAACCATTCAATTATTTTTGGCCTCATGTTACGTATTATTTTATATATAGACAATCACATGAAAATGAAGCTCAAAAGTTGTACGAATTATTTCCACTCGATAAAATTAAATTGATATGTGTACCAGATACGAATGGGCCTTTACAAACTATACAAGAAGCTATTAAACAATGCCCCGATATAAAAGGCCCTTCGTTCGTGTGCGATTGTGATCACCGAATAGATATATCCCCCATGATTGATCATTTGCATGAGGATGTTATTGTCCCGTGTTGGACAATAAATGAAACAAATCAACATCTATTCGGAAAAGTACGAGACATTAACGGAAATCTTGAATTTTGTGAAAAAGACCCTTTAGAATCATCTAAAGGGCTTATAGGGTGTTATTTTTTCAAGGAAATACGTCAACTTTTAGATTGCCCCCCTAAAGAAAATATTTCAGATGCATTGCCACATATCAATGGAATAAAACTAGTGGATATAAAAAATGCAGATTTTTTTGGAACTCCCGAGCTTCTTCAAGAATTCAGGTTTAAAAGAGCTCAAAAATTTACATTTTTTATAGATATAGACGGTACACTTGTAAACCAGGAAACTAAAGAAATTTTACCAGGAACACTAGACAAATTACACGAATTGAAATCAATTGGTCATTCCATATTACTCACGACAGCGCGAGAAAACACACACGAGTTGCCCGCCCAACTCAAGGAATTTACATGTGTCACCAACGTGTCACCGGGTTCTAGAATTATTATAAATGATAGAAAGCCATATATACCATATTATCCAACTGCAGAAAGTATAGTACTCGATAGAAATAAAGGTATTTCAGATATTAAAATACCTGACATACCACCAAGTGTAATAAAAGTTTTCGATGGTGCATCATTTGAAAAGGTATACCTTACCCGATCTAAGACCATAATAAAGCACGCAAAAACAGAGCCAGATACACTCAAAAGACAATGCGACGACTTGAAAAGGTTATATTCGTACAATCCTCACATTTTTCCAAAGATTATAAAAGAGTATTCGGCAAGTAATGATGAATTTTATTACGAAATGGAATATCTAGAAGATTACAGAAATTTATCATCATTTTCCACGGAAATTATTGATAAAACCGTACAAAAAATTCTTAAAGACTTGAATGAAACAGTCTATTGTTATAGAAAATATCTTTCTGGTGAAGAAAAGGTACAATGGTTAAAACAATTTTTATCTAATAAAATATGGCCAAGATGCTCACACGGTTTGACAAATCAACAGTTACATATAAATGGAATTGTGTACCCGTCAGTACACGAATCATTGAAAAGAATTGATCTAAGTATGTACGCACCTGATTTTATATGCCCAATTCACGGGGATCTTACACTTGAAAATATAATGTACAACGAAAAAACCGATGAGTATAAATTGATTGACCCTGCAGGGTCACAGTATATGGATGCACCTGAAATGGATTTAGGAAAACTTGCGCAGTCTTTAATATCAAAATACTCATCATGGAAAGATCTTTACGGGGAAGATCTTGTTCAAGAATATTTTTATTCCGTAGAAGGTGTTACAGTCTGTGAATATAAAATCAATCCGATATACATTTCAAAAACATATACAAAGGATGTGTTTTACATGTGTATGTATTTTATTCGAATGATTCCATTTATGAAAAATCGTTCTCGTGAACATGAAATTTTTATAATACTTTTATGTACTCATTATCTGTCTATATTGTGACAAACTTTCCGTCATTCATAAACCCTTGAACGGTTTCACGAGACATTTCTGTAAGATCCTTTCCCATTCTTCCAATACGGTCGAGTATTGAATCGGGTATAGTGATTATATGACAACCCGAATTTTCTGCGTGTTTTATAGATAGAACTTCCTTGCAGCCAGCCCAAAGAATTTCAATATTTTTATTAGATTTAAACATGTTTGAAGCGTATTTAAATATAGGTACAGGGTCAACGCCTGTATCAGATATACGACCGGCAAAAATAGACACTATAAGTGGTATATCCGTGTCGCCTACGCATTCAAAAATAGAATCGAGTTGTTCAATTGTAAATACTGATGTAATATTTACTTTAAGACCATGATCATGTACGAGACTTTCAATAAAGTTCATATTTGATGAACCATCTGGCTTTATAACAGAAACTTTTACATATATATTTTCACCTAGGCTTGCTATTGAAATTGCAGATTGTACCATATCATCTGGAATTTGGAGAGACACTGGCCTATTACGTAATATGTTTGCGTGTTCTTTTATAAATTCTGTATAATTTTTATGTTTCATAAATGTCGTGTTTGTAGTAAATCCTTCAACAAGGTGTTGATACTTTTCTACTGATGTACCATCATAGAATATCTTTGTCATTTATTTATTATACTATGTTTTTCTCCTCGAAGATATTCTGTACTTTGCCAGTCTGATGATTCTGGTCTATTTACGATTCTATGAAGAGGATTCCAATCTTTTTGACTATCTGAATCATGAAGTGTATCAATCATAAATTCAAAATCATCTTCAGAAATTTCTGGCCACTCTGCAATGATATCTCTCATAAGGCCATGGCCCCAGTAACCCCCTGACGGATTTTCCCCGGTAAATATTGTTTTATTTATGATGTACATGTATTTATTGGGAAATACTATTATGGTATCAGATACGTTTGGTATTTCATCTCTATTCTGAAAACTTATCCACAATAAAAATTCCAGTCCTATCTTTTCACCAAGTCTGAACACTTCAAAAAAACGGTCCTTTAAAAATGCATCTATACGCAAAAATGCAACATGCGTATATTTTTTAAACATGTCTATATTTTCAGTGGTAAATTTTGCGGCACATCGATCATTTGTGTCATATATGAAATACGACGGTTTAGATCCATACATCTCCTTTAAAGAGTTATCAAAATCAGTTGATCTTGTAACTATACACACGTCACAATTCAGACTATCAATAAGTTTTCGATGAGTTTTTGATGCTTCTATTTGTTCTGGTATAGCAGCTTTGTTGTTTATATTTCGTGTTTTTTCCCCACCGAATCGAAAAACTTCGCCGTGAAAAACAAGTAAACATTTATCAACTGGCATTTCAGAAACTTTTGGAGGTTTTACTACTAGAACTAATATCAAAGAAACAATCACGATAAAAAATACCAGCCACTTCATCAATTAAAAAAGAAATACATTAAAAAATTAGAAAAGAATGTACTTCACTCCTCCTCTTCTGATTCATAACCCAGTTATCATGAACCGCCTCGGCGTCATTTCAACAAACCCATTAAAGGTTACCAAGGGGTCACCAGTTCCATCAAAGTCTTCCGGGGATATCCTTGTTGACGCGACTCAGGTTGACAAGAAGACGTTTGATCTCATGGTGACGAATGAGGATGGTCAGATTTCAAAGTACACCATCAAGTTGTCGGAATAAATTCCCAATTGAGTTCATCGGTGATTTTTTTCCAAATTTGATCCTGGACGTACAACTTCTCCTTTGATTTCAAAAGAGGGAAACAGATGAGGAAATCATCCTCGGAAAGGAGTTCACAGAATTTGTAGAGGATGTACGAATAACTCAAAAAGTTTTTACGATCCGGTGGACAATGTTTCGCAAATGGCCTTTGAATGTGATAGAACATGGTTCTTAACTTTTCTTCAAGTGCTTGGTTCATCTGAGGAGGTGTGACCCCGTTGAGTATGCTCGCAATGTACGGTATGTGCTCATAGTATTTACTGAGTTTCAACTTTTTCAAAAGAGTCCTGACTTTTGAATGAGTTATATCCTTTTTCGTCGCCTTTTGCTTCTTGAATTCGTCTTTAAGCATAGTGAATACTTCTTGTGGTACGTACGTCATCTCCTTTGCCTGAAATTGTGCAAGCCATTCGTTAAAGTGGTTTTCCCTTTTGTAACTGTATACAATAGTTTGGTCATTTTCTTGATCCTCCTTGTAACTCCTTTCTCCGCACATGACATACTCGGATCGACCACACTCGTTACATATGAGATCGCTCAGGGTTTCCTCGTAACGAACATCAAGCGATCCGCAATGATTACATGTGTCATCCTTCGACGCGAATGAAACCTGACCGTCAACTTCTTCCAAATATGCAGCAAATAGATCTCGCCGTGTTTTTGATTCCTCGTGCTCTTTAAGAAAAGGAGCACTTTTCAATAAAAAATCGTACAGTTCATCCGGTGAACTTTTTTCAGACAACTCTTTCACACGTTTATTATAATGGGCAATCATCTACATGTACCAGCGAACCATATCCTTATGTTTCTCAGGGGACACAACTTCCTCATAACAAACGAGTTTGACCACTGTGGAGTCAAGGTGTATGAATACACGTACAACTTTAAAAAGTACCTGACTGATACGTGGCCCCCCCAAATTCTGTTTACAGTGCCACCAATCCGTGAAGTTGTTACAGAAGACGGTATGGATGTGACTCGTGATGTTTTACGGTACGCGGGTCCAAGGAAAAATATCATAAACCCCCTGAGTATAGTAACATTCAGGTGGAGGTGGACGATTAAGTTCAAACGTGGCGGTATTCGCATATCACGAGAGAAGGTTCCAGAGAAGTGGCACGGAAAAATTATCGTTACGGATTTTTACAATAAAAAAAATACTATTTCATTGTAACATGGAGCTTGATTCCCAGAAGATTTCTTTCCTCATAATTGCTTTGATTATTCTGTCAATTGCTGCATTCTTCTGGTACAAGAAGAAGAAGAGTCCAACAAAAAAACCGACGTCATGCAATCTGTCAAAGGAACCTCCGCCACCTCAGGCTCCCCCTGAGGAGACGACTACTTCTTGAAGAATGCAACATAGACAATCAGCAAAAGGATAATGAGATTAAATATGGTCCAAAATCCTAGAACCATTCGTATCTCATTCGTTTCAAAAATCAAGTTTAAGATTTGCTTAGAAATAGAAGGAGTGTCTTCCATGTCTTCCATACTTGATATTAAGGGGGTAATTAATATATACGGTCCAAGCGGATCAGGAAAAACCTTTTTTTTTAAAAAGGTTACACACATAGATATTGATCACGAAATTCTTAGAACAAAAGAAGCCACTGTTGAACTCTTTTCACGACTCGTATACAATACAAAATGGCCTGTTATTCTCGATGATTATGAAAGCGTTGAATCCTTACCCGGAACCAAGGAACTTAAAAAGCTTCCATGGTTCTTTATCATATCAAAAAATCCAGTTCAGGACCCGATAATAGATTCATCAATTGAGTTTAAGGGTATTTCTTCAAAGGAGTATGCATCCGCCAAGGGTATATCCGAAGAAAAGGCTCACACCCTTCTCGAATCTGTCAAAGGGAACGTGAGGCTTTTGGAGCTTGATTCTGAATTTAAAAGCACACGAGACATATTTCTCGACTCGAATGAGTACGTGAAGGAACTCATCGAATCAAGGTCTTCAATTCATTTTGTTGATAGGTACATTACTGAACACGGAAACACGCTTGGGATACTTCACGAAAATTATACAGATTATTGTTCACACAAGGATATATGGGCCATATCAAAGAGTATATCGGATGCAGATCTTATAGATTCTCATATATACTCTGAAATATCATGGGATCTCATGCCGTTTTTTAACGTGAGTGCATGCCTCATACCGTCCCTCTTTTTAAAGGGACCCGTGAAGAAACCTTTACGGCCAGGGAGCCTATGGACAAAGACGAATAATATGCTTATGAAGGCGAGTCGTCTCAAGAAACTTCGCATTCACAGAGATTGTATATCTGTCATAGCTCTCATGGCAAATGCAAAAGTGGATGTTCATGTATCATCTAGTTATGATCTTGACACTGTAAACCAGTTGGCATTTACGAAGATAAAGCCAAAAATTCTTCAAAACCTAAAAAAGAAATGGAAGTCGTAGGCAATAAAATATTTTTTCACGACGAAGTCACAGATGAATCTGTTCTAGGGCTCGTAAAACAAATTCACGAAATGAGCAACCTAAGAGAGATTACTATATTCATAAAGAGCGACGGAGGGGACTTGTACTCGGGCCTGAGCGCAATGGATCACATGAGGAGTAGTCCTGTGCGAATCACAACAGTCGCAGATGGTCTTTGTGCATCAGCTGCGAGTATTATGCTTCTGGGGGGGCGGAAGAGACTCATTATGGAGAATGCTCACGTTTTGATTCATCAGCTCACCTCGGATTTTTCCGGAAAGTACGAAGAACTCAAAACTGAAGAGAAACATCTTTCCAATCTCATGGAGAGAATGGTCAAACTGTACATGAATGAAACTCGTATACCTGAAAAGAAGCTACATACATACCTTAAAAAGGATACTGTTCTCTCTGCGTCAAAGTGTATCAAGTATGGTATTGTCGATGGGTATTACTCTTCGTCAAATTCTTCCTCTTGAAGAAAAGGACACGATTTAACTTTTGGTTCCAATTCTTCATCTTCATCATCTACAAAATGATGTCCAGTTTCTTTTTCGTATCCTTCCATTTTTTTATATTAGTATCATTTAAATGATTAAAAATAGACCGCGTCTTTTTTCGGTCCTCAGGAAGGAAATACCAAAAAGAAAACCATTCACAGAAGGTGTTTATCATACAGAGGGACCAAAACGATATTATATTAACAAGAATAGACGACAATCAATTATTGAACAATCAAAGATAAAAAATATAAATCTAAATCGGCATTTAAACAAAATTAAAATGATGGTTAACTCAAACTATTATAACTTAAGTAGATTCATGAACCTATACCTAAAGGCGCGCAATCGAAAATATACTAATTCCGAATACAAAAAGGAAGTTGATCGCCTTTTTAAAGAACTTTTTCCATATTACTGAAATACCAAATAGATAAAAAACGTAAAGAATGGATTCGTCTTTTAAATGAAATAAAAAGGACACCAGCTGGCATGCGTTGGTTTATATTGTATAGTGTATATTACAATCACATTGCCAATAAAAATTTTGTTAAAAAGATATATTCTGGTAACATACCTCGAGAAAATGAAGCTCAATTTATTGGAAAACTCAATCGCAGATTTGAAAATGTCCGTAATGTTAACCTTGTAAAAAATAGTGCCAACTTAGCAAGGCGTATTAAGACTAGCACGCGTTAAAGTCTCTCATCTATAGCATTCTTCAAAAGGGTTTCAGCCGGAGTCTCAGGGGTCCATTCAGACCATTCGTCATATATGCGATTCATTTCTGTAAACACTTCATCTGAACCTTCATACCTCTTGAATGGCTCGTCATCATCATCTACAATTTCAACCGGATCGACATCTTCATCGCTATCACTCTCGTCATAAATCTCTGGAAAGATACTGCCAATCTTCTTCCCGAGAATGACACGCGTTGCGTATTTTAGCCCATACTCTACATCCTTTGAAGTGACTGTTGATCTCCCAGATGCTTTACAGTAATGGCATGCGTACACCATAGACGATTCAACCACGGGTATGAAAATGTCTTCCATGTATTAATGTAGTTTATGTATTTTTTAAAACCCGAATAGACGCCATTCACCAATATCTATTACAGTATATCCGCTTGCACCCGGATTTGGCTTGGCGCATGTAAGTGAAACACAAAATGATTGATATGGGACTATTGAATTTGTTGTGTATGTTACAGTTGTTCCTGGTGTAGGTGTCTGTGCATTTTGTTGATCTATGAGTACTAAATTGCTATGAAAATCGTTATCATTTGTTCCTCCAAGAACCCAATTATATGGAGTGTTAGTTGTAGTTGACACAAACGAAAATGAATAACTCGTTAAAATTATAGGATATGGTAAAGATATGTATATATAACTACCAGTATACGTTACACTTGATATATTTACTTGACCTATATAAATACGGTCAGGTAAACCAGTATCTGCTAAGTAATACCCTGTATTTGATGCGTAATATGTGTATGGTGTACCATCATTTAATTTATCGAATAAGTTTCTTCCATTGAACCCATTCTGACCATATTGAAATGTACCACTTCCGTCATTATACGCACCATAATAATATGTACCATTTCCATATGGCTGTCCTGAAATAGTCGTGGTATGATAATCATAATCATTTTTTTGAATCGCCACAGGCGGATATTCCAGAGATGTTACACTTACAGCGCTTGTTCCGTACACAGGACCACCTACAGGACTAATTCTGAACGTGTACGAAGATCCAGTAGTAAAACCGGATGAGATGATTCCTGAATTCCCAGAGTACGTTTGAGGAGAAGTAAACCCGGTTATGGGAGGACCTGAAACGAGGGCCACTGAAACAGTTGTGATGTTCGTTCCGGTCCATGAGAGGAC